AAGAGAACAATCCGGATAGAACAGAACTGTTCTGCATGGGATGTCACTCAACAGGCAATCACAACGTATAGATGCGAGATGGTGTTCGATTCTCTGAACAAGGGAATTTCGGTATATGAGAAATACGGAGAGGACAGAGGAGCATATTTCATTGAACGTCTGAATCTCAAGCGGTTGCAGGTACAGTCAAACTCATACGACTTTGCAACAAGGCTCATTCCGATAGGGAAAGATGGATTGATGCTGAATATCGACGGGAAAAATTATGTTGAGAATCACCAGTATTCAAAGAAAGTGAAAACGATGACGTGGAAAGATGAAAGATACACGGATGCGGAGTCACTGAAAGAGGATGCGGAGGCGAAACTGGACGAACTTTCCAAACCATACAGGTCGTACACAGCAGAAATCATCAATCTTGTTGAGGCAGTGCAGGACGAGGAGAAAAAAGAACAGTACAAAGAGGTGTTCAGTATAGCACTGGGAGACACGGTGCTGCTGATCTCCAAGTCAACGGGAATCCGTGAGAGCCACAGGATTGTGAAATTCTATGAATACCCGTTGACGAAAGAAAAGAACAAGGTCGAACTGGCAAACACAAGACTGTCATTCGAGGAGGTTCAGAGAACCGAGCAAGAATTGTCATGAGGAGGTGAGAAAATTGGAAATCATTAGACACATCAAAGTGGATTTGTATGGAGACACACAGCATTTTGCAGTCGCAGCGAAACAGATGGACATGGGAACACGGTACATCGGAGTGACACTCATGGAGGACGGTGTCGTGTATGAGATACCGGACAATGTGGAGGTCATTATCAACATGACCAAACCGGACAAGACACACGTTCACAACGATGGAGAAAAGTCCGGAAATGAGGCTCTCATTCCTCTCACAAGAGGCATGTTGCAGGTTCACGGAACAGCGTTGTGTGAGGTGCAGTTGTATCAAAATGGTGCATTGCTGACGAGTGCAACGTTTGAGATGGAGATTTTTCCGTCACAGCGGGATGAATCGGAAATCATTCACTCCGGAGAATACACAAGACTGGAGAACACCATTGCAGCAGCGAGAGAGGCTCTGCAAATCGCACAGGACACACAGAACACCATTGATGCAGCAGAGGCGGTCAGACAGGCACAGGAGCGGTTGAGAGAGGCTGCTGAAAAGGCAAGAGAAATCAAAGAGAGCCGGAGAGAGGATGACACCGCAAAGGCGATCGCAAAATGCGTCGAGGCGATGGAGGCAGCAATCGAGCAGACAAAGAAATGTCTGACAGCGACCGAGGAGGCAAACAAAATCATCATCAGTCAGTCCGGTCTTGATGCGATACTGGCAGCAGTCAAAGACTATTATGAACGCATCAGAGAACTTGAGACGGACATCAACATCAATGTGGATGGAGGAACACCAAAATCAACCGACCTCCTGCTTGTCAAGGGAGGAACACCGTTCACGACCGATTATGACAAGTATATCGCAGGAACGTCACACACAATTTGAGAAAGAGGTGAAAAAGAATGGCAACAGCAACAATCACTCTGAAAAAGGGAACGACCGCAGAGTGGACGGAGAGCAAGAGGGTTCTCGATGATGGAGAACTGGGTCTCGAAACCACGACAAGCGGTCACAGAATCATCCGAATCGGTAACGGTTCGACCGAGTTCATGAGCCTCCCTGTCGCATTTGACATCGAGGAGGTCAGAGAAATCAAGACCGGAATGGACAAAGATGCAAAAACGTACTATGACGACATGGTCAAAAAGGGAACGGAGTTGCTTGCAGAAATGAAAGCACTGGCAACGACTGTCGAACTGGAGGACGATGCGACACAAATCAAGTATCGAATGGGTATCTCAAACGGTACGTTGTATTTTGAAGAAATTACAAAGGAGGCAAGTGAATAATGGCAGCAGGTGACAGAATATTCATGGCGAAAGAATCCACGTCGCAGGAGATTCTTTCCAACACAAAGAAAATTATCGAGGACGCAAAAGCAAAACCGAAAAGATACGGAATGAGAATCAACCTCCTCGACAGCAATCCGGCAACCCGTGTCAAATATATTTATGATGCGGTTGGAATGACACCCGCAGGAATGAATTTCGCAGGAGGCGGGTTCGATTATGGAGACTGGGGAGATATTTGGTTCGTAAAGAAAAACCGTCCGGTCATGGTAAGAACTGACGGAACGGTTGACTATGAACTGAATCATGAAAACCATGCTCTCAAGCTGAACGGAGGAGCATCGGACATCACAAAAACATCATACGGTGGAAATGCAATGTCCGAGATTCCTCTGATTTGGGTCAAGAGATGGACACAGAACAATTATCATTTTGTTGTGTTCTGTGAGGAGCAGTACGATGACACATACAAAGCATACGCACACACCGACGCAGACGGAAATGTCCTGCCTGTGACATATTTCCCGATGTACGAGGGTTCGGTTGTCAACAACAGGATGCGTTCACTCTCCGGTCTCACACCGACAGCGTCCATGATATTGTCAATATTGGTTTACACTTTTTTCTCAAGAATGTTCGACCTTATGCTGCCTCCTGTAGCGAAGCATAGTATTGTTGTCGCTTAACCATTGGAGGTAGTCCACCATTAGCAGAGCAGATCCTCCGATTATTCCAGTAGCTGATGAAGTATCTCCAGATGAGCGTCTTTAACTGCTCTACGGTCATTGAGGTAGGATCGTAACGACCATAAAGTAATTCCTCTTTGAAGCGTGCCCACATGCTTTCGCATCTGGCATTATCATGGCATCTGCCACCGGCACTGTTCATGCTTTGAACAATGCCATATCTGTTGATAGCTTTACGATATAGCTCACTGGTATACTGGGTTCCCCTGTCACTGTGAAGAATAGCTCCACGGAGCATCGGGTAAGCTTTGCAAGCATTCTCTAAGGTTTGTTCGCATAGGGTAGCTCTCATATTTGTATCCATAGCAAGTCCCAATACTGCTAAATCATAGCAGTCAAAGATAGCTGAAACATAGAGCTTCCCGTCAGAAGCCTTTATTTCAGTCATATCGGTCATGCACTTTTCAAGAGGCTTTTCAGCAGCGAAGTCACGCTTGATTAAATCGTTGGATTTACTGGCTTCTCTATCAGCTTTGGTAATAGCATTCGGCTTACGTTTTGGTTTATGATTAAGACCAATTTCTGCCATGACACGATAAACAGTTCTCTCACCGGGAATATGTACTCCCTCAGGCTGTTTGAGCTGTAAGGCCTGATACATACGGATTCTTCCATAAGTGTCATTGCATTCATCTTCGCTGCAAATATCAAGCATTGCATCTGCCAGTGCCTGATATTTCCAAGGGGTATCTTTTGCTTTTAGGAATTTGTTGAATGCCTGCCTTGAAACATGAAGCACTTTGCAATAAAAAGAAATTTTACCCTTAATCCGGCCGTCATCCGTTTTGATTGCAATAAACATTAATCTCTGTTTTTTACTGACTTCCGACGGCTGGCTGCGAAAAAAGCACTTGCTTCCTCAAGGAATTCGTTTTCTTCTTTTAAGCGACGAATTTCCTTATCCTGCTCTTTTACACGCTTTCTGAGTTCAATAAGTTCATCGTTGAGGGATAAAGCATTCTTGGGCGTATGAACTGCTTCATTTGCACTGAGACGCCCCTCTTTGAAGGCTTTTATCCAAGTGTACATAGTACCCTTTGGAATCCCTAATTCCTGAGCAGCTTTATGACCGCCGATTTCCTGGGCAAGCTTTACCGCCTGTGCTTTAAATTCATTGTCATAAGATTTTTGATTCTGTGCCATAGGTTTTTCTCCTGTTCTCGTATTGATTATGATTATATATCAAAATCCTTGAGAATAGGGTGTCAACTTTATTTATACACCATCAAGATGTGGTTACTGGAGAATGGCGGAGATGCTAAATACGGTAATCACAAAATCAATAATAGCCAAGCTAGGATACACATCCATGCTCGACTATTATCTAACAGTGTGTGAAAACTAAAGAACCGCCGTGTACCGAACGGTACGCCAGACTGTCTAACGATTTGAAAATTCAGTCTGATGTACGGTATTTTTATCTTCGATTTTTTTAATACCATTTTTATCTTTGTTTTTCACATGAATTACATATGTTCCTCTCCCTGCTACATCACACTTTCTTCAAACTTCGTTACTAATTCTTCTGTTGAAAACATGCTTAATAATCGCTTAAAGTTATAAGCGATAAACATAGATGCAGCTTCTGCGTCAACATTCTCTTGTCTGCGTCGAAGAAAGAAACTATATCCGAGACTTCTTTTTATAGTCCCAAATGGATGCTCCACGATACATCTTCTCTGTTTATAAACCTCGTTATTATTTAGTGTTTCATTATAAACAGTTTCAAGAACATCTTCATATACCCAACGCTGTATCGTTCTTCCAGATGAAGAAGTAGTGCAGTCTTTTTTATATTTGCATGAATTGCAGTCTGGACACTTATATTTGCGATACTTCATACCATTCTTCGAAGTATTTTCAAAAAATCGCAATCTATCTCCTGCCGGGCATATATATTCATCAGTTTCACCATTATATATAAACTTTTCTTTGCGAAATTCATTATCCTTTGTAGCATTATTCGCTTTAGCTTTTTTTATAAAGACATTCATTCCGGCATCAACACAGTTTTTTATCTCCGTTCCGTTATAATACCCTGTATCTGCCAGAACTGTAGAGGACTCTTTTTCTAAAAGTTCGGATGCTTTTTGTGCCATAGTGTAAAGCTGGTTTTGGTCATTTATATCATTAGTCGTTGAAATATCTACAACAAAATGATTCTTTGCATCTACAACAGACTGTACATTGTAGCAGATATCCAATGAACCGTTATTTTTCATCCTTCTTGAATCAGGATCTGTCAAACTCTTTTGTTCCAGTCCTTTATCTTTTAATTCCTGTTTTTGTGTAAGATACTGTTCTTTTAGCTCTTGATATGTTTTTAGTTTATCTGTAAGGTCATCTGCCAGCGCTTCATCTTTAACGATTGCCATAAGATATGCATTTATCTGAGCTTCCGCATATTCGATTTTTTTATCTAAACCGCTTTGCGTAATACAATTATGCTTGCTGTTTTGAGCACGAATCTTAGTTCCATCAATAACAATCAGTTCTCCATCAATGAGCCCCCAACCTTTGAGAATAAGGGTAAGATTTCGTAATGTATTGTGAAACGCAGCCTTATTCTTCTGAACAAAACCTGCAATAGTACCATGATCAGGTGTTATGCAATTTATAAGCCACATTAATTCCAGGTTGCGTTTTGCTTCCGTTTCCAATGCTCTGCTAGAACGAATCTTATTTAAATAGCCATAGATATGAAGTTTTAATAAATCAGATCGGCGATAAGGTGATTGTCCTCGATTCCTACCACTATACTCTATAAAACCTAGATTTTCTAAATTTAAGGATTCTACATAAGAATCTATTACTCGGACAGAATTATCCTTACTTATTAAGTCATCTAATGAAGTGGTTACCATTCTTGTTTGATATCTATCTGTGCCAACAATATATGCCATAACGAATCCCCCCTACGATACTGTATTTGGTAGTTTTATTATAACATTTTTCTTAATCGTTAGACAGTCTGACGCACGGTGGTGTGAGAGGTCGGCTAATCAACTAATGATTAGCCTCCTACTCGATTATTATCATTTTATTTCTAATTAAAATCAGGAGGATATATGAAAAAGATACTGTTGATTGACGATAGTGATACCTATATATGGAATCTGAGAAAGTATTTACAGCGCCGGGGCTATCCAGTGAAAACGGCTTCCACTTTGAATGAAGCGCGGGCTGCCATCCAAGAGGAAATGCCGCTGGTGGTCTGCTGTGATCTTGACCTGCCGGACGGTTCCGGCATGGACTTTCTGGACGAGGTGCGGATCACAGATAAGAAGCTGCCTTTTATTCTGGTGTCCTGCCATGACAAAGACGACTACGAACAGGAGGCCATGCGCCGGGGCGC